ACAATATGTGGCAAAATTATTGACAGATAACGTTGGTAACTTTGTTTCAATGTTGTTGGGTGGTTCGTCATTTTCTTCTATTTTTTCGGGTGGCGGCAACAGCGAATTTAAAAATAGTTTTGCTACCGGCATTTCCAGTGCAATTAATGATCCAAGTAATATAGCAGTAAAGACTGCACTGGCAGATTATTTAAATGCGTATTTTGGACTTACTCCTACTACACCAATAGAACCAATTGAGTAAATTATATGACCAAAATTGTTTTTGATTTAGAAACTACTGATTTATTTCCTTGCGGTCAAATTTTAAATTACGCATTTGTTTGTTTACACGATGATGGAAGACGAGAAGAATTGATTGGTGATATCGAATTGAGTCCTGGACAATTACCATCAGTAGATGCCATAAACACAACAAAGATTAATATATCAGATCATCTTCAGGGAAAACTTGACGATGAATTTCAAGCTATGTCTAAAATACATTCGTTTTTGATTAATATAATAGAAAATAGTCAAAAACAAGTAGTTATGGTTGGACACAATATTGCAAAGTTTGATTTGCATTTTCTCAGAACGTCATTAATAAGAAACGGATTCAATCCTTATTTTGGACGAAACTTAGCATTTGCTGATACAATACACTTAGCAAAAAAGTACTGTGTTTTGCGTCCAGATAGAATACCTTCAAATTTTAAATTGTCTACTTTAGTGAAAGAATGGTTAAATTGTGATGATCAATCTTTTCACAACTCTCTTTCCGATGTAGAACACACAATAAATTTATTAAACTTCTTCGAGGAAGATGCGAAACTTACTGTAAATTTTAATACGTATGAAAATGTCAAGTTTTCTAAAGAAGAATTACCTGCAACATATATTGCCACGTTTAAGGATGGTAAGTTGATAGAAACGCCAGTTGTAAAGATATCTGAAAATAGAAGTTATTCTTTGTGGTTGGATCTTTCTGTCGATTACAAATCTTTGGGCAGAAGTGCCGTACATTGGTTTAAAAAAGATTTGTCATCTTTTATTCCATTGCGTAGATACACGAATAACAACGAAATTGTTGCTGCTATAAATTTTGTTCATAGTGAAGAGCAATCTTATTATAATGTTGAAACATTTTTTGATAGACAAGTCTGTGATGTGGAAAACCACATTTATTTGATGCCATATTCTGAAATAGAAATTGTTAGAAAGGCGATACACGAAAATAAACTTCAAGGTTTAGAAATGGCAAGTGATTATGCTAAAAAACTTTATATGCGTTCTATGATGAGACGTGGTAATGAATCCATATTAAGCAAATATGTTTCAAACAGATACTTCAATAAACAATTTGTCATAGATAAGAATGATGTAAACATCACACATTGGACTTTGCAAGAACAATATAAAAAGGCGTTGGAATTAAAATCCAGAGAAAGTTCTAATCATATTAATAGTTTAATAGAATTGTATGAAAATTTTGCAAAAAAGTTTGATTATGCTTTAGAGTCGTGTTAATATATAATAGTATTAAATAGAGTTTTCCTATGGATTTAAATTTTTGGACAATATCGATAGCCGGTGCATTCGTAGTAGGCTTGGTGTTGGGTTTTGTGTTACAAGACATGATTCATGTCAACCATATCGAATCGAATGTTAAAGCAAAGCTGAAGAAAGAGAGGATGCACATTTGGGTATCGGCTTGGAGATATTGTATTTTTCGTGTAACGGATGAGTGGAACAACAATGTAGAAGCATTTGCCATTCGTTGTGCTGAAGATACATTCGAGGATTGGCACAAAACATTAGAAAAATAGGAATCTCCATAATTCGGAGATAAAAATGCTAATTATAGATTTTAATCAGATCATCATCTCATCGTTGATGGCACAATTAAAGAGTGATAAGACAAAAGAAATAAATGAGAATTTAGTAAGACACATAGTACTATCAAACATACTACATCTAAAGAAAAAGTTTCCAGAATACAAAGAAATTGTTTTAGCTGCCGACGATAAAAATTACTGGCGCAAAGATTTTTTTCCATACTACAAAGCACAAAGAAAGAAGTGGAGAGATGATTCCGAATTTGATTGGAATTTAATTTTCAATTGTCTAAACAAGATAAGAAACGAAGTCTCAGAAACCTTTCCGTACAAAGTAATACGTGTCGAAAAGGCCGAAGCTGATGATATTATTGCCACACTCTCAATAGATAAATCTCGTTCTGGCGAAAGTGTGATGATAGTTTCCGCTGATAAAGATTTTGTGCAATTGCAGAGATTTGATAACATCAGACAATATTCACCATTTATGAATAGGTTCTTGAATCATCCAAATCCTTTGGAATTTTTAAAGGAACACATACTACAGGGTGATAGAGGTGATGGCGTACCAAACTTCTTATCGGCCGACGACACATTTGTTTCGGATAAAAATCAGAAACCAATCCGCAAAGAAAAACTTGCAACTTGGCTCAAGTCTGATCCTAAAACATTTTGTGATGATATAATGTTTAGAAACTTTAAAAGAAATGAACAAATAATTGATCTTACAAAAATACCAGAAGACATAAAGGATAAAGTTAGACAAAATTATTCGTCATACATAATACCTAGTAGGAATAAATTATTTCCATATTTTGTCGAGAATCAATTAAATTTGTTATTGGAGGATATCAATGACTTCTAAAATAAGAACTGTGGGTGATGTGATAGATGCGGTAAAGACAGAAACCAAAAAGGCAGACAAAAAGAAATTACTCAAAGAACACGACACGCTTGCACTAAGAACGTTGCTTAGACTTCAATTTGATGGTAATCCAATCGTTAAGCACGATCTAGCTGTAGGTGTGCCAGAAGGTTCTATAAAATCTTGGCCACACGAAGAAGCACCTGCCAATCTTTCGACTATATATAAAGAGTACAAGAATTTTCTGTCTGCTAATACTCATATGACCAAAGTTCAAAGAGAAATGAATTTTTTAAAAATTTTGGGAAAATTGAATACTAGAGATGCAACAATATTGATCAGTGTAAAAGACAAAAATCTTGACTTGGGTTTAACGAAAAAGGAATTACAATCAGTTTTTCCTGATACCTTTTTTTAGGATTTTATGTCGAAGAAAAATAGTTTAAGGTCGGTTTCTAAATTTGTTTTTCATTTGTCTTTGTTTTTACTGACCTTTCATTTTACGTTTTACTGCTTTTCATTATTGGTTGATTTAAGCGAACCTTTACCGAATTCTGGAATTGCAACGGATGTCATAAAAAGAAATCCGGTTATACATGAAATATTCAATAAAACAAAATGGTCAGAAGTTAGACCTTGTGCTGAGTATATAGATGAAGTACAGCAATTCAATAAAGCTAAATCTTGTTCTAATTTAGCATTTGTATCAGAATACAATAAAACACTACCAGATAGTGTGACAACGCCACCTAGATGCTTTGTTCTTCCACATGGTTCACCTAATGTATTTTTCAGTGAACAAAACTACATGAATTTTAGTCCAATAAGAATCGGAAATATAGGATTCTTGTCTGTTGTGGGATTATATGAACCAGAAACAGAAACCATATTTCTTGTTGAAAACTATGATATAGCAATGGTCTATAGACACGAATTGCAACACTATTTTCAACATAAACTTGATCCGGAATTGTTAAAGCATAATCACGGCGGTTTGGTATGGAATCTTTGCGAACCTAAGTATTATACGCCATCACAAGAACAAATAAATTTATATAAACAACAACTACACTTGATTAGAAATCAATAGTGTGTTATAGTTAAATTAAGTTTACAAAAATAGTATTTAATATTATTAAGAAAAAAAGTTGAAATGAAAGTCTCGAATTTTAATAAATAAATGGAGATACATTGTATGCCAACATACGATTATCAATGTCAACAATGCCTACACACTTTTGAGGAGGTTTTAAAAATCGATGACCGCAATCTACCTACTTTGTCTCCTTGCCCTCAATGTAACACAGAACAATCAATACTGCTTATCGTGGGTTCGCCACTAATAGCAGATCCAATTCGTATCGGTGTAAAAAAGCCTCACGGAGCATTTACTGAAAGAATGCAGGAAATGAAGAAGAGGCTAGGTCCAAAGGCAAACATTCAAGTATAAATGAAAAACGATAATAACTACCTAAACTACAACCTAGAAGATAT